AATTCGCCAAACAACTGCCACAGGTGGAAATGCTTTGTTGCATTTTGCTAACTGGATCGTAGAGTTTGACGCTAGATTCAAGGGTGATCTCATCCTTCAAGATGAAAAGGCTAATTACGATGAATATAAAAATCCATATACTGGTCACATCGTAAGAGTCACCGTCAAGAAGTCTCCTAACGAAAAAACTAATTCTGTTATCAGGTATCCAATTCGATACGGAAGAAAGAACGGCACTTCTAATTGGATCGAAAAGGAAATCTTTGATTTTCTTTTAATGTGGGGCTTCGCAGAACAAAAGGGAGCTTGGATTATTTTTGATGAAGACTTTCTCAACATTTTGAAAGAAGCTGGCTTTAATGATTTCCCTGAAAAGATTCAAGGCACTGCTAAGTTCGAATCTTTGATAAACGAGAACGAACCCCTAAAGAAATATCTATTTAAATATATTAGTGATAACATACTAAATTTCTCAAATGGAATTTCTGACACTGAATAACAAAAAAAAACGTTGCAAAAACTTAAAGAATTATCTAATTGATTGGGATTCTTCAAGCAGAAGCAAGTTGCAAAAAAAAGTAAAAGACTTTTTATATAAATATTGGTCTCGCAACATTGTATTTGAAGAGTTTCCTGTAGTTGGCACTCGTCTATCCTTGGACTTTTATAACGCTAATAAGAAAATAGCCATAGAAGTCCAAGGTAGGCAACATCAAAAATACATTGAATTCTTTCATTCTGATAAGATTAATTTTCTCCATCAATTAAAAAGAGAAAGAAAAAAAGAGATTTTCTGTGAAAAGAATAGTATAATTCTTGTTACAATTTTTGAAAACGAAGAAGTCACCACTTCTTTATTTGAATCTCAAGGTGTAATATTATAATAATAAATGAAAAAAGAACAAAACTCGGAAAATTTCAAAAATTTTAAAATACCCGAGAATTATTTTAATAAATTATTTGAGTTCACAGGATCAGATGATTCGTCGAAAGGTTTTATAGTGGCTTACGTTTCGCAAGATGGCTGTCCAGTAATTTATACTAAAGTTGCAAGCTCCATCGTGGAGATGGGACTAAGAAAAGCTTTAGAAAAATATTTGATTGAAGCTGAGAATAACGAAGAAAGTGTTGACATGGACGAAGAGTAAGCGTACTCTCTGTCAGAATGATCTTCTCTTACGAGTTAGAAACTCAGTTGCTAGCTGGATTGCTTAAATATCCAGAAAAGTATTTAGAAATATCAGCCTTCATTTCAGAAAAAGATTTTTGGAATGAAGGTTCTAAAATTAATCGTACTCTTTTTAAAGTTCTAAAGCAAGCCGTTGAGAATGGAGAGACGATAGATGATATCGTTTTAACTCAACGTGTTAAAAGTTTAGGTATCTCATTTGAAGATAACATAGAGCCTTTAGATTACATTCAATCTTTGTCTCTTCGCAAAATTGCTAAAGACACTGTTTCGTCTACAGCAAAAGAACTTAAGAAGTTCACAATGAGGCGGGAGATCCATTCCTGCTGTTCTGATATCGGCAAGAAGATGCGTTCTCTTTCTTCTTCGACTGATTACGCTGGAATCATCCAAACAGCGGATGAAATTTATAATGGTCAAATCAATCTTTATGAAACAGGAGTAGACAAGCCTGTAAACATTTACGATAAGATGGAAGACCTTATCGAAGAAAGAGGAAACAATCCGATTGACCAATTTGGTTATGAAGGTCCGCATCCAAAACTTCAAGGTATGTATGGATCACTACTTAGACCGGGAAACATTACCGTTGTTGTCGCTCGTTCAGGCGTTGGTAAAACTCAGTTCTGTTTAGATTTTACAACAAAAGCTTGCGCTCGTTATAATCTACCTCTTTTGCATTTTGATAATGGAGAAATGAGCGAAGAGGAGTTGATTAATCGTCAATGCGCCGCACTTAGCGGAGTTCCTTTGCATTTAATTGAAAGCGGAAACTGGCGTAAAGCTGGAGAACCTATCGTTGATAAAATAAGATCAGTATGGAGTAAAGTACAAAAGCAAAAATTATTCTATTACAATGTTGGCGGCATGAATGTTGATGCTCAAATCAATCTTCTTAAGCGTTTTTATTATGCTGAAGTTGGTCGCGGCAATCCTTTGGTTTTCAATTTTGATTATATTAAAACCACTTATGAAAATTCTTCTAATAACAAAAGCGAATATCAAGTCGTTGGCGAGTTAGTTGATAAATATAAGAAATGCATTCAACGCGAAATTATTAGCGATACTGGGCCGTGCATTTCGATGTTTACTTCTGTACAGTCTAACCGAACAGGTATCGTCAATAATAGGCAATCAGCAAACATCGTAGACGATGAAAGCATTGTTTCTCTATCTGATCGTATTACTCAGTTTTCGTCTCACATGTTTATTCTCCGTAATAAAACAAGTGACGAGCTTCAGAATGAAAAAGGATTCGGCACTCATAAATTTATTAATGTAAAAGCAAGACATTTGGGAAAAGACGTATTCAGCGCAATTAATCCTGTAAAAATGCCAGATGGCAGCTTAAAGAAGAACTTTGTAAATCTTGATTTCAATAATTTCGCTATTACTGAAAAGGGTGATCTACGAGATATCGTAGATGGTCTAAGCACAACGGCATCGGTATCAAACGACGGAGAAGACGATGTTCCAAACCTTAGCTAATATGAACATAGATCAAGAAAAGATAGAAATTATTCTTAGTCAGTTAGGCTATAGCCTTACTGATAAAGGTTCTTATTGGCAAACTAACGCTATTTATAGAGACGGCGATAATCGAACAGCTTTGCAGATTTGGAAAGACACTGGCATTTGGAAAGACTTTGTGGCAAATACCGGATACATGCCGTTCAAAAAGCTATTAGCACTTAGCGCAAAAGATAATGATGCTGAAGTAGACCAATTGATTAAAGACTTAGACAACAATGAAATATCAGATTTCGAAAGAAAACCAATTCAAAAAATGCAAATAGACCAATTTTTCGATCATGATGAAGTTGAAACATTGCTGCCTCATTATAAGTTTTATAACAACAAAGGAATTTCTGATTGTACTTTAAAGCTTTACAATGCTGGATTTTCAATGTCTGGAAAAATGAATGGGCGATTTGTATTTCCTGTTTACGATGAAAACACCAAGGTCATCGGAATTACTGGTCGCCATCTTCTTTGGAAAAGCACTAGCTCTATTTCTAAATGGAAACATATCGGAAAGAAGGCTAGCTGGATTTACCCTATTAACTTAAAGGTAAATGGCGAATCTAAATTTCAAAACGCTGTTGAATCTACAAAAGAAATAGTTCTTATTGAAGGCGTAGGCGACAGTTTAGCGTTGTCTGAGCAAAATATTTATAATCATCTTGTTATATTCGGTCTTGAAATAAGCTCAAAACAAATCGCATATTTAATGTCTCAGAATCTAAACAAGATTACTATATCTACTAATAACGATTCTGAAAAAATTTCAAACAGAGGATTAGAAGCTGCTATAAAAATCTATCTCAAACTTACTAACTTCTTCGACGCTTCTAAGCTAGAGATCAGATTGCCAATAGCAAAAGATTTTGGCGAAATGCTTGAGAATGGTACACCTATTGATAAATGGATAAATAAAAAGGTTAATCGAATTAGTCAAATTGAATATATCATTAAATATTTATATAATAACAAAGATAAAAATTCATTCAGCAAGATTGAAATTTTAAAAAATTACAAAGAACAATTAGATGCCGAAAGAAACTCTATCTGCCAGCAAAATCAAGACACTTAAAGCGTGTTCTTGGCAATACTGGTGCAAGTATAACCTTAAGCTTCCTGATAAAACGAACAGCGGAGCTTTAAAAGGTGATACTGTGCATATCGTTCTTGAGTGTCTTAGCGCAAAAAGACATAAGCATCATTATAATAAGATAATAAAAGGCAAAAAGACTTTTGCTTCAAAATCTGTAAAGCGTTTGATATTAAAGCACATCAAAAGAAAAGAACTTAATTTAAAAGAAGACCTTGATGATATCTGTGAAATGATATTAAAAGGTTTATATTATGATTTTTTTGGTACAAAAAACGGCGAACCAAGCGAAATTGTTTCGGAAAAAGATTTTGAAATCACCGTCGAAGCCGAAGGTATAAGCTATAAGATTAAAGGATTCATTGATAAGTTATTTATTTATGAAAGCTCAAGCCTTGTATTGATTCGCGATTACAAGACAAATAAAAAGAAATACGAAGGCAAAGAAATAACTGATAATCTACAAGATTACATGTACACACTTGCCATTAGAAAGCTGTACCCTCATCTAAAAGATATCAAAATGGAATTCTTGTTCTTGAAACAAGATATGGATAACGGCGGCGTAATGCCTATGCAGTCAAAAGATAAGTATGAACTTATTGGTTTTGAACACGAACTGACAAATTATCAACAATACGCTGATTCTTTTAATGATAAAACCGCTTTATCTAATTTAGCGGCAAATCAAGGCATGCCCAAAGATGGCAGCTTTTCTGGAAAGCTCTTGTGCGGATTTGCTAAACAGCCAAATCAATTAAAGAAAGATGGAACTCCTATGTGGTATTGCACATATAAGTTTCCTTTTAATTATTTTGCTTTGTATGATTCTAAAAAGAATCTTATTAAAACAGCTTTTAATAAAAAAGATTTAGTAAAAATTCAAAAACTTAATCAAAAAATAATTGCTGAAAATTATGCTGGATGTCCTTGCTGGAAAGCGCCTCCTCTGCCAGAACCTCCTAAAAAGAAAGAGAATGATGAATTTGATCTTGACAGTTTCTGAAAGCTGCCGTACCTTCGTGCAGGTATGCTGCCATTGTTTAAATCACATTATAGTATAGGAAAATCTATACTCACGTTAGACGATCCCAAAAAAGTAACAGAAAATGGTTCTGATAGCATATTTAAAATTGCTAAAGACAATTCTTTGAAGCAGATCGTTCTGATCGAAGATTCACTAATCGGTTTCTTCGAAGCTTATAAAAGATCAAAGGAAGTTGGTCTTGACTTAATTTTTGGATTGCGGCTTTCGGTTAGAAACTCTTCTTTGGAAGATGACGCTAATTCTCAACACAAGGTAATAGTTTTTGCTAAAAACGCCAACGGCTGCAAACTGTTAAACCGTATTTATTCAAAAGCTTTTTGTGATTTTACCGGATTTCTAGACTCTCAATCTTTAAAAGATCTTTGGCAAGAGAACGACTTAAAACTTTGCGTTCCGTTTTACGATTCTTTTATCCATGTAAATAATTTCTTATTCGCCAATTGTGTTCCAGATTTTTCTTTCACTAAACCAACTATGTTTATCGAAAGGAACAATCTTGCATTTGATTATTTATTAGAATCAAAGGTGAAAGAGTTTGCTTTAAATAACGAACTAAGCTCCGTACTAACGAAAACTGTTTATTACAATCAAAGAAAAGACGCAAAAGCTTTTCAAACTTATAAAATCATTTGCAATCGATCTATAGGTAAGGAACGGAATATGCAAAAACCAGAATTAAGTCATTTCTGTAGTGATGAATTCTGCTTCGAATCATGGAAAGAAAATCAAAATGCTACGCTTTAATAAAGAACAGAAATACATTTGTTTCGATTTCGAAACTTGTCATCTAAATCTTCTAGATTTAGAAAATAAACCTTGGCAACTTAGTTATCTTATATCTGAAGGTACTAATATTATCCATCAATCAGATAATCATATAAAATGGAATCCTCTCAACATGTCTCAGGATGCCATTACTATAACTCATTTTAGTTATGATAGGTATAATTATTTAGCAAAAGATCCAGAACCTATTCTTGATGAATTTGAAAAGTATTTATATGATCCTAGTTATTTAATTGTCGGTCAGAATTTGCTTGGATTTGATGTATACATTCACAATATCTACAGAAAACTTCTTGGACGCAAAAGCGATTTTTCTTTTACAGATAGGATCTTAGACACTAACTGTATAGCTAAGGCAATCAAAAAGAATTTTAAAATACAATCTAAAGAAGATTTAATTTACTGGCAATATAAATTAAACGATTTTCGCGAAAAAGGATTAAAGACCAGCATCAAAGCTCAATTAAAAGACTATAAGATTGACTTTGATGAGAATATGTTACATAATTCAATGTACGACGTTCAGATGAATTTCAAAATTTTTACCAAACAGCTATGGCAAGTGGAGATCTAAATTTTTATAACGATTTTATCAGTTATACCGACGCAATGCTTCCCGGCGTTCGTCTACCTCAAATTCATATTGAAGAAAAGTATTATAAAAAGTTAGGGATTCCAGTTGAATCAGATAATTTTACTTTTCTTAAAACATTATGCTATGCTAACTTAATAAATAAATCTCCCGATTATACGAATCGATTGGAGATGGAATTAGATATTTTTAAAGAGCTAGATTTCGTAGATTATGTGCTTCTCAATTGGGATATTCTTAATTTTTGCCATGAAAATTCTATTCCAACTGGCCCCGGTAGAGGTAGTGCTGCTGGTTCTTTGGTGCTATTTGTTGTGGGTGTCACGAAAGTAGACCCTATCAAGTATGGATTATTCTTTGAGCGATTCGTTAGTCGATCACGCGCAAAAAAGATTATTAAAGATGGCATCACTTATCTTGATGGATCTCTTTTGCCAGACGTTGATAACGATATAAGTTATGATAGACGCGCAGAAGTAATCAAGTACATCGAAAACAAACACATTGGCAAGACTTCAAAGATTTTAACTTTGAATACTCTTTCTAGTAAACTTTGCATTAAAGAGTGCGGTAAAATCGTAGGTTCATTTTCTGAAACCGAAGTGAATGAAGTTAGCGATTTCATCCCTAAGCAATTTGGTCGAGTTTTTGATTTGGAAGAGGCTTATAAAGCTGAAGATCGATTTAGAGCTTGGGCCGACATTAATAAACATGTATATGAAATAGCTTGTAAACTCCAAGGCGTTAATAAAAACACTGGAGTTCATCCGTCAGGTATTGCTATTTCTTATTATAATATTGAAGAAGTATGTCCAGTACAAAAGACTTCAGAAGGAAATCTTGTAAGTGGATATGATATGAATTATGTCGCCGAACTAATGGTTAAGTTTGATGTGCTTGGTTTACGCACTCTTACTGTGGTTAGCGAAGTATGTAAGCGTCTTAATTTAGATATCACTAAAATTGATCTTGATGATCCTGCTTTATATTTAAATTTCGCTGACCTTCGCACTCCTCAAGGATTATTCCAGATTGAGGCTGAAACCAACTTTAAAGTATGCAGAAAAGTTAAACCTAAGAATCTTGAACAGTTAAGTGCTGTAATCGCGATTGCAAGACCGGGGGCTTTGGATTTCGCTGATGATTACGCTTCTTATGCGTATACTGGCGATTTTAAGGTTGTTCACGACTTCTTTAAAGAAGAGTTATCTTATACAGGAGGAATCCCTTTGTATCAGGAGCAGTTGATGAAAATGGCTGTTCGCTTAGGATTTACTTTGGACGAATCAGAACAGTTGCGCCGTATTGTTGGTAAAAAGAAAGTTAGTGAAATGCCAGCTTGGCAAGGAAAGATCCGTCAGAAAGTTACTGAACAGAATCTTGATCCTGCAATTGGCGATGTTCTATGGAAAGTGGCAGAAGATTCTGCAAACTATTCGTTTAATAAATCTCACTCTATATCTTATTCTATTCTTGCCGCTTGGACTGCATATTTAAAATTTAATCATCCTCAAGAATTTTTCTTGGCTTTGTTAAAGCTATCTAAATATGAACCAGATTCTCATTTAGAAATAAATAAGATTTCAAAAGAATTGATCCAATTCGATATTGAGCTTTTATCGCCAGATTTGGCGAAGTCAGATTTTGATTTCTCAATTGAAGGCAAAGACATTCGTTTTGGCTTGAATTCTATTAAAGGTGTTTCTGAAAAGTCATTAGAAGCTCTAAAGAGTTTTAGAGAAAGCACTACTCCAAATAAATTTGATATATTTATCGCCGCCAAACAAGCCAGCATCAATATCGGATTGTTTTCTTCTCTTATTCAAGCTGGAACTCTAAGTTCATATACAAATAAGAGGTCACGGCTTGTTCTTGAAGCTCAGGCTTTCAATCTTCTCACCGACAAGGAAAAAAGGTTTGTATATAATATAGCCCCTAAATATGATTATGATGTTCTTACTATCGTAAGCGAATGCGCTGTAAAAACAAACATGCTTGATGAAAAGGGTAAGCCTTTCATGAACGATAAGAGAAAAGAAACCTTTAAAAAGAAATATCAAGAATATAAAAAGATCTACGATCAAAATAAGAACCATGAAAAATTCGCCAACTGGGTCTTTGAATATAAACTATTAGGATACACCCCTTCTACAAGACTAAAAGATATTTTAGATCAAAACGAAAGTGGATTTACAGACACTTTAGAATTTTATTCTGTATTTAAGGGCGAAACAGTAAAGGTCGTTGGCGTTATCGATGACGTTTATAAAGGAAAGACCAAGAAATCTAATGCCACCTTTTATCGCTTTCAATTAAAAGATGAAGTTGGAAGCATTAGTTGCATGTTCTTAGATGGCGGTAAGAATGCAAGACTGAGCGAATATCTTGAATCTGGATTAAAGATTCCAGACAAAGAGAATATTGTTATATTTGTAGGAAAGAAGGGCGACGATGTTTTATGGGTTGACAAGATTGGCATTATGGATAATCATATCTACATGAAGCTATCAGATATCGAATGAAAAACTTTAATTTTACACCAAGGGCGCAAAAACTAATTAAAGTAGCTTGTGGTTTAGCTGAAAGTAGAAATAGCAATTTTATACATTGTTTGCATTTCTTGTTAGCTTTCACTAAAATAAATCAAGATCAAATAGAACAAAACTTTTTAAAACATGGAGTCGATAAAGATTCTTTTCAAAAACAGATTAATTCTTTTATTGACGCTAATTATAAAACGACAACAAAAAAGTCTGGAAAACCACTGTTAAATGAAGAAGCTAAAAATCTTTTAAATGGCGCAAAATCTTTATCTAATAAGTTTGATCATAAATTCGTTGGCATAGAACATATATTTATTTGTCTATTTGAAAGTCAAGATGAACTTTTTAAAAAGTTTATAGACTCTATTGATATCCCATTTAATAAAATATGCGCTGATATTGAAGAGTCTTTATTGGAAGACGATCTCATGAAGATAGAAGATGCTCCAAATATATCTGAGATACCTAATTCAAGGCTTCCAGTCTATAAAAATCTTCAACAATATTCTATTTGTTTAAACGAAATGGTGATCAATGGAAAAATTAATAATTTACATGTAAATAACAATTTAATCCAAAAGATATCAGAGATTTTATGTCGTAAAAACAAGAACAATCCGCTTGTCGTTGGTGAAGCTGGTGTAGGAAAAACCGCTTTAATTGAATCCTTGGCTCAAGTTATCGTTAAAGGAGAATGTTCTGACTTTCTTTTAATGAAAAGAATTTATGCTTTAGACATGCCAATGATTGTAGGCGGCTGCAAGTACAGAGGAGAATTTGAAGAAAAGATTAAAAATATCTTAAAAGAAGTTTGTAATGATAATAACGTTATTCTTTTTATTGATGAAATTCATACCATCATAGGCGCTGGCAATCCAGAGAATGGAATGGACGTTGCCAATATCCTGAAGCCGTATTTAGCTAGAGGAGACATTAGCTGCATTGGCGCAACGACTTTTGACGAGTATAGAAAAACTATTGCTGATGATCCTGCGTTATCGCGTAGGTTCCAAATGATTAAGATAGAAGAGCCAAATAAAGAAGAAACTTTTAATCTTATCAAATCTACAAAACATTCTTTAGAAAACTTTCACTTTGTTTCTTTTTCTGATGATATTGTAAAATATTCAATTGATATGGCAGACAAATACTTATCTGGACGTTTTCCAGATAAAGTAATCGATCTTCTTGATCAAACAGGCTCTAAAATTAAACTAGGAATGTTTAAGAAAACACCTGATATGCAAAAAATTGAAGCTCAAATGAAAAAGATAAATATCAACCCAAACATTTCTGACGCTAGAAAACAGAAATTGCTTGCTGATTTATTATCTAAATTCGAAAAAGCTACAGTAAGGATGATTGAAAAATGGAAAAACAAAAGACACGAAGTCTCTGAAACAGATATTCTATCTGTTATTTCTAATAAAACTAATATACCAGTAGAAGATTTAACTAAAGAAGATTTTGAAAAATTAAAAAATACTAAATTAATTTTAGAAGATGAATTAATAGGTCAGTCTTCACAGGTGGATCAGATATATAAATGCTTGCTTCGCTCTAAAGCTGGATTCCGCGATCAAAAGAAACCTTTAGCTTCAATGTTGTTTGCTGGCCCAACAGGGGTGGGAAAAACATTTTGTAGTAAATTGATAGCTGAAAATCTTTATTCAAACAAAAATAGTTTTGTCTATATCGACATGTCGGAATACACAGACAAAATATCTATTAATAAATTAATTGGATCTAGCCCCGGTTATGTAGGGTACGATAAGGGCGGCATCTTGACGGAAAAGATTAAAAAGAATGCTCACAGCATGATTTTATTTGATGAAATTCAAAAAGCCGATCCAGATGTTTTATTTTCTTTGCTTCAGATTTTAGAAGAAGGAAAAATAACTGATACTTTTGGAAGTGTCGTCGATTTTTCTAATTGTATTATTATTATGACGACTAACATTGGAGCGCAAGCAGTCAATAATCAAACAATCGGCTTCAATTCTAAAAGCAACAACATCAAACACGATGTGGTTTTAGCGTTAAAAAACTATTTTCCAGCCGATTTGTTAAACAGAATAGACGAGATAATATTATTTAATAATTTAAATGAGAATCATTTAAAGAACATCATTAAAAAACAATTAGATAAATTGATGAGTGAATTAATCAATAGAAAAATAAAATCGTCATACACTGACACTGTTATTGATTTTCTTTACAATAGGATTGAACTTAACACTTTTGGAGCGAGACAAGTGGACAAGACTCTTCAACGAGAACTTCATACGTTAATAGCTGAAAAAATAGTTAGTGATTCAAAAGTCTCACAAATAGAAATTTCTATTCAAAATAACAATATCTGTGTAATATAAAATATATGAGCAATAATCTAGAAATTCCATTTTGTTACATAAATACTGGAACTACAATCACACCATCTGACGATAAAGATATTTATATTATTTCTGCTTTGAGTTCGTTTAGCGGAGATTTTGGAACTATAACTGTAGGAGCAAATCAATCTTTAAATCCTGCTGTTCCTATTAAAATCGCCAGTCCAGTTGTCAGCGGAACTGCTAGAAGTTTATTTTATTATTTGCAGTAATTCTGCTAGAAATATCGCAAGATATTGTTAGTATCTTGCGATATATGAATCTACAGATTTACAAGCCCAACTCTAAGAATGCGGGCTGTGCAATTAGCTTCCAAATTTCACAAAAGGAAGGTCAAGAGACTCAGTTTTATGTAAACATGATTGCTCAACATTCTTGGAACGATCAGAAGAAGACTGGCTCTTTTTCTGAAAGTCGCAATGACCCTTCAAAGAACGCTTCCCTAAAGTTCAATGAATTTGAACTAGGTGAAATTATTAACGCTATCCAGCAAAAGAGTACTTATTTCACTTTTCATAACAGCGAAACGAATAAGACTTCTATTAAGTTTTCTCCATTTGAAAAGGTTGAAGGTCAAGGCGACAACGCTATTAAGTATACTGCTTTCGGTCTTTCTATTACTAGAAACGGATCAGATAATTTTAAGATTCCTTTGGAGCCGGGAGAATGTATTCGATTGGTTTCTTTTATTAACAAGTATTATTCTATTTTGGACGATTCTCGCAAGCTCGTTAAGGATTCCGCTCCAAAGATTGCAAGACAGAACGCTGCCCCTGCTCCAGTAGTGCAAAAGGCTAAGGCTCAAGAAGTTGAAGTCGCTACAGACGAAGTGGAGTTCTAATGCAAAAGAAAAAGGTTCTGATCCATAGCAATCATTGCAAAATGTTTACCGGCTTTGGTAAGCATAAAAAGAATTTGTTGTCTTATTTGTATAAGACTGGAAAATACGAATTGATTGAACTCAGTAATTCTCTTACTTGGAGTAGTGATTTCACCAAACTCACTCCTTGGAAGTGCGTTGGTTCTCTTCCTGATGACCAAGAACTTATTAGAGAAATACAGAAAGACCCAAAACGTTCTCAAATGCTTGCTTATGGATCAGAAACCATTGATAAAGCTATCAACGAGTTTAAGCCAGATATTTATTTAGGTATAGAAGATATTTGGGGCTTTAATGGGTATTATGATAAACCTTGGTGGAATAAGGTTAATTGCGTTATCCATACAACTCTTGATAGCGTTCCCATTTTACCAGATGCTGTAAATGCTGCGTCTAAAATTAAAAATTATTTTGTGTGGGCCTCTTTTGCAGAAAGAGCTTTACATGAGCTAGGCCACAAACATGTCAAAACCGTGAGAGGTAGCTTGGATGTAGATGATTTTTATAAACTACCTTTAGATCAGATAAAGAAGCTTCGAAAACTATTCAATATTGAAGACAGTTTTGTAATTGGTTTTGTATTCAGGAATCAATTAAGAAAAAGCGTTCCTAATTTGTTAGACGGATTTAAATTGTTTTGCGATAAGAATCCATCTGCAAAAGCTAAACTTCTTTTACATACTCATTGGGCAGAAGGTTGGGATATTTCTCGGCTCATAAAAGAAAAAAATATTGACAGCAAGAGCATCATCACAACTTACTTTTGTAAGAATTGTAATAATTATCATGTTAATAATTTTGTTGGCGTTAATACTGATTGTCCATTTTGCAAATCCGCTAAAAGTTGCGAAACGACAAATATCAAAAATGGCGTAAACGAACAGCAGTTAAATCAGATTTATAATTTAATGGATGTCTATTGTCATCCGTTTACATCTGGTGGACAAGAGATTCCAATTCAAGAAGCAAAGCTTACAGAATTGATTACTCTTGTTACCAATTATAGTTGCGGCGAAGATTGTTCTTCTGAAGAGAGCGGAGGCTTTCCGCTTGAATGGGCTGAATATCGCGAACCGGGAACTCAATTTGTTAAAGCTTCTACATTGCCAAAAAGCATTGCAGAACAATTGCAAAAAGTATATGAAATGTCATTACAAGACAAAGTGCTGCTAGGAAAGAAAGCTCGAAATTTTGTACTAGAAAACTACAGCATAGAAATTATTGGAAAATTCTTTGAAGATTTATTTGATTCTTTTCCGTACGCAGATTTTTCTCAAATAGATTCTGCTGAAAAAGAAAAAAACATCAATTTCACTCCAGACGATTCTTTACCAGATATAGAATGGATTGAAAGTTTATACGAAAATATTTTAGGAAAAATTGATAGTTCCGGCGTTGATCATTGGATACAAAGATTAAAAACCGATCTCAAACGTTCAGATGTATTAGCTTATTTTATCAAAGTCGCTACCGTGGAAAACAATTCAATAACAAAAGAAAAAATGATTTCGTCTTTATCTGACGAAGATAACGGAAAAAGAATCGCATTCGTAATGCCCGAAAACGAAGAAGATGTAATTATCACTTCTGCGCTGCTGCCTTCCATAAAGGAAGAGTATCCAGATCATAATATTTATTACTTTACAAAACCTCAGTATTTTGATCTAGTATCTTCAAATAAATGTATTCATAAAGTATTAAGTTATTGCGATAAAATGGATGATCCATTATTTTTTGAAGGCCGTGGCGACGAAAAGAAATATTTTGAGTTTGCTTATGTTCCTTATTTAGAGACTCGTCGGTTTGTAAATTTTACAAAAAACAATAAAGACAAGATTCAATTGAAAGTATATGAACATAGCTGAAAAATACGCTTTAGAATGTGGATTAAAAATCACAAAGCCTCATGTCGAGTTAGCTTATTTGCCTACTTGCGAAGACAATGTTATCGTGATTGATACTCGCTGTAAATACAGCGATGGTTCTTATGATTATTTTTCAGACATAGTTTCTCTTATTGGTCCTTTCCTAAAAGAAAATAATATTGAAATTTTTCAAATAGCCAACGATGAAGATGTAAAATTAGCCACAAAACGTTGTTTTATTAAAATAAACAAGAAACAAGAAGCTTATATTATTTCTAAATCAAAATTATTGATAGCTAATCAAAATTATTCTTTATATTTGGCTTCTGCGCTTGGCATTCCTAGTGTTGGTCTTTATTCTATATTTGATTCCGATACTGTTAAACCCATTTGGAATCGGCATCTTCAAATAAACATCGATTCAGATAGGGCTGGCAATTCTCCTTCTTATGGACAATTAAACGAATCTCCAAAAACCATCAATTTCATAAGCCCATATCTTGTTGCAAAAAAGATTTTGGACGCATTGAACATTAAAAATGATTTAGAACGATTTGAATTAATCCATCTCGGTAAAGAGTTTAATAGAAAAGTAGTAGAAATAGTTCCAAATTACACAACCGAAGATAAGTTTTTACAAGATCAATTTATTAATCTTAGATTAGATTATTTGGACAACATGTCTCCAGAAGCTTTAAATTTCTGGATCAAAAACAGAAAAGTAAATATTATTACAAATAAAGATCTTAATTTATCTTTATTGATTCCTCACAAAAATAATATTAAAAACATAACAATCATGATTTCAGACGATGTGTCTGAAAACTTTCTGAAGAATTGTAAATATCTTGGGTTCACTATTAAAATATATTGCAATCAATTAGATAAAATCAGTGAATTTAGATTTAAATTTCTTAATTGGGATATTTACGAAGACAAATCTTCCACTTTATCAGGCGAAATTAAATTAAAAATTAATGAAAATACAAAATTCGTTAGTTCTAAAGTATTATTCTCTTCTGGAAAACTTTTTTCCTCAAAAGCTTCATTTTTAAGAAATAGTCCTCTTGACAAATCTGGAGAACGTGTTATTCTTTCCAAAGAGTTCGAAGAAGAACAAGATTATTTTAAAATTTACAATGAGCGAGAACAAGAATTCACATCTAGTACCCCAGTCGCGTAACGCATGGGGTTTAATTGAAGGCGTAGACTACAAAACAAATGAAGATGGGTCAATCAACTGGCGAGCGATGGTTAAGTCAGAGCATTTGTTCCCGAATAGAGGATGGTTTGAGTCTCGTAAGCAACAGATGCCCACTTCAATTGAAGGTCTTGCTGATAACCAGCTTCTTATCAAGCTTGCTGGTATTAAAGAGCTTGCCAAACTACGAGGATACACAAGCGTAAAGTACGATGTTGTAAAGTGCGAAGCGTCTTATGTGTCAATTAAGTGCGGTATAACTTGGATTCCAAATTATGAATCAGAGTATGAAAGTCATTATGAAGATATCGCAAACGCTACGGTCAATAACACTTCAGATTTTGCTGTCAAATTTCTGGAGACGATTGCAGCTAATCGCGCATTCGTTAGGGCTGTAAGAAATTTCCTTAACGTACACATCGTAGGCAGCGATGAAATTGACGCTTCTAAGAAGGGTACTCCTTCTGTATTTGAAGACGACAATGAAGTCGCCCTTCCTTCTTCTCAAGGAATGCTAGAAAAGACTGCTAAAAATTCTGGCATTAGTAATTTTGAAGAGTTTCAAGATTATCTTCGCAATGCTTGGAAGCTAGGTGTTTATAAAAATGCTGAAGCCAAAGTTTGGACTAATTATTATGATATTCCAGCAAAAGAAGCTAGAATTTTAATGTCAATGCTAAAGGATAAATAATATGCATTACAAAGAAACTCTAAAAGTAAATATAAAGAAGCTGTCTGATAACGCAACGATCCCTACCCAAGGGACAAGGTTTGCCGCTGGATATGATTTGTATGCAGCGGAAGACGCTTTGGTTAATAAAAGGTGCAGAAAACTAATCAAGACCAATATTTCAATGGAGATCTTTCCCGGCTATTATGGACGCATTGCTCCCCGATCTGGTCTGGCTTATAAAAATGGCATTGATGTTTTAGCTGGCGTTATTGATTGCGATTATCGTGGAGATATTGGAGTTATTCTTTATAATACAGATGACAGCATTGATTTCTCAGTAAAAAAGGGAGATAGAATAGCTCAAATAATTTTTGAATCTTGTTATGTAGTTAATTTTAATGAGACCAAAGATTTATGTAGCACATCAAGAGAAAATAACGGTTTTGGATCTACAGGCTTATGAACGATAAACACATTAAAAAGATTTTAGACAAACAATTTAAGATAGCTAATTTAAATCTTAAATACGAAGACGTTTGTGACGATCAATCCCCAAATTGGGCAACTAAACATTCTTATGCTCCAGAAGATAACGAAAAGTGGAAGAACTGGACTATGAAGTATATGCGCGAAAAGATGAAACTAACAAAAGATAAAGCTTTGATAGAAACAGCGTGGATGGATTTGAATTTTGGGCTTAGGACTTCAAGCGGTTCTAAGAACATTAAGAAAAAGAAATGAAAAGTAACGAGGATTTTAATTTATTAAATATCTGTAAAATCCTTGATACTGACTATCAAGATTATGGAGGTAAAATATCTCGTTGGATTGATCCTGATAGCGACTACAATGATTGTAGCTGCGGGTGTAAGCATTTTGTTCCTCTATACAATGAAAAGCATAGAGACGCAGACCTCAACTATGGGGTCTGTGTTAATAAAAAAAGTAAAAGGTGTGGATTATTAACTTTTGAAAATCAAGCTGGTTACGGATGTTTCGAGTTAGAAAAAATAAAATAATTATATAAAAGTCCTATATTTTTAAAAATTAAAATTTTATGGTTGAATGGCTGAGTGGTTTAAAGCAGAAATTTACTAAATTTCAGTGCGTAAAAGCACCCAAGGTTCGAATCCTTGTTCAACCTATAAATTTCATGGGTATCAGTAAATTTAATACTGATGTGTCGCTCTATTTTTATCAATAACACTCAAAATAATATCTAAGTATTTTTGAGCTTTATCTGGTTTGAAGTAATTTAA